GAATGCACTGAGCGAATCCTGTGCAGCAAAGAACGCCGACGCAGACGCTTTTGCCAATGTTACCACTAGGATCAAGGATGATATTTACAGCTCTGGGATCAACTGGGCTTTGCTTGACTTGGTCCTGCCAAGGGCGAAGTTTAGCGACGCGGTACTGAATCGGCACATAGGCCGGTTTAGGATCGTCGTAGGCCCAGGGTCCTGCTACCCTGGTAAGATCCTTGGTAACATAATCTTTGGTAAACTTTTGAAAAGTTGAAGTGGAAGAACGAGAAATATGGGCATTAAAAGGTTTAAACATTTTGATGACGCTGGCTTCATATTTCTTGTCGTTGAGGGAAATCTTCATTTGTAAATGAAGTTTGCCAGTAGTGGGACAAGCTTCTTGTTGAAAGCACCATTTTTTGCAGTGTAAAATGAGAAATTCTTTCATGGCGGCGATGTCGTCATAGAAAGCAGTGATGTCCCATCCGTAGAGTTGGCTAGAAGTTTTAGATTGCATTTAAAAGGGCTAGGAGGTGTTATATTTTTATAGAAGTATAAAAATAGAATAAAAAGTCAATTTTTTTTGGATTATTGGATTAATAATAATTGATTCGTACATGCATGGCCCGCGGCAGCTTGCTGCAAGGTAATAAAATGTAGCCAGGTATGAGAAGATTTCTGTAGTCTCGAAGAGCTACAGAAAATCTGAATGATAAGTTATTATAAACTTGTGATTGGATTAATAATTTCACATCAGAGTAGCTACCCGCCCTAGAAGAACAGGGGAAGGGGCCCCGTTCGAGCTCGATGATGTGAAATTATTAATCCAATAATCCAAAAAAAACTGAAAAATAAAAGAGTAATTATTTTAGTTTTAATAGAAAATGAACGGTGTTACACAAAAAATGATTTTTGATGAAAAGCGTGAAGTTACTTATATTAGTGATAATATAGGGAATGTAGGAAGAACGAATCTGGATGAAAGAGTGATATACGAATTAAGGAATGATGAGCGTGTTGCTACATATTATCCATTTCCTTTGGTAATAGATGAAAGGAAATATCAACCATATTTGAAAGATGATGATTTTTTCTCCGAGGTCAATGAGATAGTAAATGAATTGATGGAAGGGGTAGAAAATGGTGATTTGATAATAGATCAAGTATTAGATTTGACTAGTAATCTAATGAATACGACTCGAGAGTCGTTGTCTTTTAATGCGGAGGATTATAACAAGCATACTATGTATAATGTATTTTGTGCGATGAGAGAATCGATAGAGCGACAAAAGATAAGGTCATTATTGATAATAGAATTAGCATCGGTTCTAGCGATGGAAAAGTGTAAAGTTAAATATAACTTTTAAAAAACTAAAAAAAAAATATTTTATTTAAAATGTTAAATAAAATAAAATGCCACACACGTTAAAGACAGGCCGATACTATACAATAGTAGCTGGTAAGAGAAAGTATAATCCAAAGTATGATAAGAAGGTAACTCCAGTTGTAAGAGCTGCTCCAAGAGCGGCTCCAAGAGCGGCTAGGGCTGCGAAGGGAGTATCTTACACGGGTTATGGTTCTTATAGTACAAAATCTGTAAAGAAAGAACGAAGCGGAGGTGAGGAGTTTGGACGCCAGTTAGGTGGCGTAGTAGGAAAGGGTTTGCAGGCCCTTTTTAAGCATTTAACAGGTTTTGGAGATTATCACGTAGAGAATAATACTTTAATGACAGGAGGTCTAAGTCCACCACAGATAGTAAATTCATCAAGCCATGGTGGTTTTATAGTTCGTCATAGAGAATATTTAGGAGACATAGAAGCGACGACAGCATTTGCTTTAGCATCGTATCCTTTAAATCCGGGAATGTCAGAATCATTTCCGTGGTTGTCGACAGTGGCAAATAGTTTCGAGCAATATAAATGGCGAGGAGTGGTATTTGAGTTTAAGTCGTTAAGTTCGGATGCGATATTGAGTGCCTCGACATCGAGTGCTTTAGGAGCTGTGATAATGGCGACTGAGTATAATTCGCTAAATGATAATTTTGCGGATAAGAATGAAATGGAAAATCATGAATTTTCCAATTCGCGTAAGCCATCTTTAAACTTTTTGCATCCAGTAGAGTGCAAAGGAAGTTTAACATCGATAGATTTACTTTATGTAAGAAGCGGAGCTATTCCGTCAAATGCTGATTTGCGGTTGTATGATCTGGGTAAGACAGAGATTGCCACAGTGGGCATGCAAGCAGCAAGCGGAGTTGCTGGAGAATTATGGGTAACATATGAAGTTGAGTTATATAAGCCTCAGATTCCAGATAACGATACAGAGTCACAAAGTGCTCATATAAGCCTTGGGGGTTTAATGTCATCATCAGCTCCATTTGGTGGAGGTGTATTAACAGCAGGGAGTACCCTAAATATGACATATGCTGGTGCATTAGTAACATTCCCTACGAATGTAAAAAAGATGAAATACTATATTTCATATTATATGAAAGCTGATGCTCAAAGTATAAATTTGCCTGCAGTAACTTTGACATCTTTAGTGGGTTGTAGTGCAGTAGATTTATTTAGTGCGGGGTTAACTATAATTCAGGGTCCTGCAGCGACAGGATCTGGAATTTTCTTCATGTTTGATGCATGTATACAAGTTGAAGAACCTTCAAACGCTAGTTTCACTGTAACGATGACTGGAGCATTACCATCGGGTAATACTGTGGGAGATTTTATAGTGACAGAGATGCCATCAGGGATTACTTTGAATGCTTTGAGTAAAAAGCATAGAAAGCATAAGAAGAAAAAGCCAGTGAGAATTATTGAAGTGTCAGATTCAGAGGACTCATCATCTTCAGAGGAGGAGACTGTGATAGTAAAGAAAAAGAAGGACAAACAACCAGTTAAGGCCTAATTTTTAAAAAACTTAATATATATTGATAAAATATATATTTTAGCTCAAATAATCCATTATAAGCCACGGAGTTTCAAGCTTTGAAACTTAAAAACCTATTATATATTGTTTTGAATAATCTGAGAATCCAAGAATCCAGATTGTTAAAAGATAATATATACAGAGGGTGAGGAGCGAAGCGACGATCCCGATCATTCTATTCTCGAAAAATAATGTATGGCATTATTTAGTATTACAGTGCAAGCGCCGAGAATAGAATGTTATATTAATGTGTAACAATTACATATTAAATTCTAACATTTAACTAGTGTTAAATGCCGACAGGATCGTCTTCGCTAAGAAGAATCCAGTCAAGATGTTCTGTGAGTTGTTCAGACTCTTCAGAAATCTCATTAGCTATTTTATCGCATTCGGCGTTAAAATTGGCATCATATTGATCATCGATGTTGTTGATAAGAGTATTCTTAGCGTCGACATCGACAATATGTTTACCTTGTTTAGCTTGAACTTTAATTAGTTGAAGTTCAGCTAAAGAAAAGCTTTTGGAAGCATTTGGAATATTGTCGAAGGAATGAGGGACGAGTTGCTCATCGACAATATTCCAAATGCGCCATCTATCAGTACTAAGCATTTCCCGATCAGGGAGAATGTTAGTAAAGACCCAAATGGATGGAGTGTCGAACCACTCTTCTCGGAATTTGTATCGATCATCATAACAATAACCATTTTTGATGATTTCAATTCCGGCATACATTTGGAATAATTTATCTTTTTTGATAGCCCTAGGAAGATCAATAAGATAAATAGAAGATTTGGGTTTGTCCATAATCGTTCTCATGATGTCGCGAAAGTCATTACAGAATGGAATGCACTGAGCGAATCCTGTGCAGCAAAGAACGCCGACGCAGACGCTTTTGCCAATGTTACCACTAGGATCAAGGATGATATTTACAGCTCTGGGATCAACTGGGCTTTGCTTGACTTGGT